TTTCGACACGACCGAGCCCACCCCCGCCCCTTGTACACTTGCTAGAATGGCCACACCCCCCCCACCTCGAACCCAAATATGGGAGGAGTTATGCAAACCAACCCTTCATATAACCAAGAGCTCAGACCTCAGACCTCATTCGGTTAGGGACAGGTGGTGGCCACATACGGACCCGGAGACTACCTGATGGACCCCGAGTTCTTCCTCCAACAGGTGCGGGAATACATAAACACATTCGGAGGAAAAGCCATCGCCCACCAGGTGCCGACCGAAGACCTTGTACAGACCATACACGACCGGTGCCACCCAAGAGATGAACAGCACCGTGGAGTGGAATCCGGGAGACACGTTTGCTGGCGTTGTGAGACTAGCGGGAACCGCGGATGGGTGCCTGACCCCATCTACCGCTCCCCTGTGGGGGGAACCATTCCTAGACCACTACCTTGGGCCCCAGGAAGGCCCAACCCCAGGGTCGCCCGAACACTGGGCATGCGCAACAGGAGCTCTCTTCTGCCGGCTCCTCCGATCTCGTCTGACTCAGACGATCAGAGGGAACCCCCTACTGATAGTTCAGGTGGAGAAAGCCCAGGGGGGGAGATGGCATATTCACTACGCCTACGAACCAGCGGGGAGCAGCGCGAGGGAAGGGGCGGACGTCCTGCGCCGCGTGACCCAAGACGCCGCCTCAATTATGATGACAGTGGACCCCTGGACTGTCATGCCCCGGAAGAATAAACAAGGAGGGTGGAGGAGGGTAGACAAGTCCTTCATTAACAACTACCTTCTACCCAAACAATACCCAGAATGCGTCTGGAGATGCAGTGACTTCAACTTCATAGAATCGTCCAGAGAGACTGATGTGATCGAACCAGAACCAGAAGAACCAGACGGCGGAGGAACCTCCAAAAAAGGTACCAAACTGAAACAGACTGAAAGATGGTGCCTCACGCACGCTATCTACACTGACAAGGCTTGGTTACAACACTCACATAGCAGCTTCTATAATCACAAGGCTACAACCACAGGCTGCCACATGATGAACCAAGCCCTAGCAGCAGCCAGGATGCAAGCAACAGGACCAGACTTCATCAACTTAAGACTACAAATGAATCCCGGATGGGAAGACGAACCCGCCACCGAACCCAAAAACAATAAGGTAATCCAACTACTCACATACCAAAACCTGGACCCCGGTTACTGTGCAGTCATATTTTACAAATGGCTTTGTAAAGAAACGGGGAAAAAGAACTGCATCTGGTTCTATGGACCACCTACCACCGGTAAGAGTTGGATAGCAGACGGGCTGGCCAGATTCGTTGCCAACTACGGAACTGTAAACCACAATAACCCCAACTTCCCATTCCAAGACCTGGTCGACAAGGCCCTCGGTTGGTGGGACGAAGGTATGATGACAATAGAAAAAGTAGAACAATTTAAAATGCTAGCAGGGGGTCTTCCAACAAGGGTGGATATGAAATGCAGACAATCGGTAGAAATTATACCACCACCACTAATGATAACCTCAAATGGAGACATCACACTAGTACACCAAGGAAATATAATGTCTGTAGAACACAGACCAGCCATACAAGACAGAACGATGCAATTCTGCTTCAACAGCCGCCTCAGCAATGACTTCGGGGTGTGCCCAGAAGAACACATGAGAGAATTCCTGGTATGGGGGAGGAAACTAAGTAACAGAGATAAATGGTACCCAGAGAGCGCGATGCACAGACCCATACCATTCCAAGTCCTGCCGTGTGACAGAGCTCTGCCCTGTCTCCCGTGGAGAGACCCGGCCGAACCAGACACGAAAAAGGCAAGGACCGAAGCGACAACCCCCCCGGCACCACCACCGTCCCCTGAGGACCCCGGGGAAGGACCGAGTGCACAACCAGACCAAGACCTACTGGAAAAAATCTGTAAGTATTACACTTATTACTTTAAACAAAAACACCCTATGAAACAGCACTAAACTAATTTCTTCAGCAGGCCAAGACATCGAGTGGGACCCCCTCGAGTGGGACGACCCAAGGGAAGACTGAAAACGACATAAGGTATGGTCGAATGGGACCCCACACGAGTAATAGAATGGCAAAAAAAAGCAGTATGGGAGGAACAGATGAGGACAAAATACAACACAGAATTAGAGAGAAATAGACTCACACAGCAAATCAAAGCAGACGAAGACACCAACGCGACACCATGGTTAGGATTCCCAAAATTCCAACACTGGTACTATTTCTCATCACAATCCATATGGAGGTCACAGAGAGCCAGACACAAAATGCCATATTCAGCCAGACAAGTTTACAGAGCATACCAACTATGGACAAAGATAGCTACATACTACAAATGGAGATATGACAACACACAAGACATAAAATACCTCAGGGAATACAACGACATGGTCAGAGAACAATTCAAAGACTCATTCGAGACTTACATTAATGACATGCAAAAATCAGTGAGACTGACTCTAAACCTAGCAGACCCGGACGATAAAGAAGCCTCTGACATTCTCCTTAAGACATTAGAAGCCCCCAACAAATACACTGACAGAAAGTGGCCAGGATTTCCCCTAAAAGACTACTATTTAAAAAGAAAACAAAAAGCAGAAGAGGAAGCCGCCAAACCCCCTGATCCACCACCCCCACCCCCACAGATAATAGAGGAAGTTAAAAAAGCAATACAAAAAGAAGAAGATGAGCGAACCCGAGCAGAAGAAGGAGAGGGACGAGACGCAGGCGGGGGACTCACAGTGCCTGGGACATCTTACGTGGGCCCTGGTAACCCTGTCCCGGCTGGTCCACCAAGTGGACCGGTCGATCAGGCAGCACTGGAACACGACCAGAGGTACTCTTGGCTCCTAAGTCTAGGGGATTGGCCATATCTATTAGCAAACGAGGCAGACAAAATTATGTCTGACGACCTCGAAGAAAAAGCCCACACTATGACAAGCTCAGAAAAAGTCCTAGCTAACCTAGTGAGATCTGTATGGCACATAAAAGAAACCCTATCAGATATGTTCCCGGACTTAGCCAAAACCCTCCTACACGGAACAAAAACGGGAACAGAAACCAAAAAGAGACCATATATAGAACCAGAAACTGACGCACCTGCATTTAAACTCCCAAAGAGAGAAGACGAAAGTGTGAGCTACGACGGGGAGGGTTCAACTGTAGTTGTGACTGGCCAGACGGAAGGAGGAATGAGCAGCAGCACAGAGACAGCTGCGGGGGACAGCTCAGTGAACGGAGGAGGGGGAGGAGCCACACCACAATGTGGAGGAACATTCTGGGGAGGATCATCGTTCAACGACGGGTTCATAATAACCAGACAAACGAGGAGAGTAGTGACTGATGGATCACTAGACACATACAAACCACACAGATCGATGACTGCAACCCCAGAAGTAATAGTAGCGACACCCTGGCACTTCCTAGATATCAACAAACTCTCTTGCCACTTCTCACCTGCCAACTTCCAAGAGATGCTAGAAACAGGAGACGGACTCAGACCAGTACAGATGAGAATAAAAATTCACGAACTCATTTTCAAAGATATAACCACATCCAAAGAAGGCACTACCACAGTGCAGGACTCATCCTCAGGCATACTGCTAATCACAGAGGACAAAAACTATGACTTCCCTTACCCGATGGGAGGAGGACAGTTCACAACACCAGGCCACCTACCAGGAGAACTATATGCTCCACCGATGTACTCATACAGAACACATGGCTACATGAAACCACAAACAGTAAACAACTATGCATACCCATACGGCCCAGGACCAAACACAGAGCTATTCCTACTAGAGAACCAGGACTTACAGCTGATACACTCTGGGCAATGCTTTGAACAAATATACAACTTCCCAGAATCACTACCATTTCAACCACTCACACAATATCCATGGGACGCCAGAAGGGATGACAACCCGACATCAGAACAGAGACTAGTAGTCATGCAAAAAGAAAAGGACGAAGACTCAGCCAGACAAGGACTAAACCTACAACTAGGGCCACAGGGAAAAACAGACTTTGTATACTTCAGCAATAGACTACCCGCAGCCTGGCTGGCGAACCCAAGGTTTGCTGACGGGGACTTGCTACACTTTGACCACACAGAATGGAAAGGAGCAGACTTCACAAAAAAATCAGAGAAGAAAGCGAGACCTGATCAGGAACCAGCTAGGATCACTGTCAGAGACACCACACCATATGGAAACTATGAAAAACACCAGACATTTCAACCAGGCCCAGCCACGGTAGATAATGCAGTCAGGAGACCAGAGGGAGACACACTGATCACATCTAATGCACTAGCCACAATAGACGAGGAAGAAGTCCCATTCGGAATACCGAAACACAGAAACTTAAATGGCAGACTCTTCATACTAGAACAGATAGGACACGGGGCACCGACAGACCCACTACATATCAGAGACACAAAATTTGATGACATTAAGCTGCCAAATCCAGGACAAGAAATAGCTGCAGGTCTCTTTCCAGGTAGTCTCCTAGAAGGGCAGAGTCCCGGGCTCGAGTCACAGATATGGGTAAGGACCCCAAACACACAAGGAGGCGCCATGCTCCCGGAATTCAACCCACTCGCAATGTGGGCCATGAAGAACCCCCCGCCTACGATTTTTCTCCGTATGTTGAAACCCCTTGGACCGCCGATGATCCAAGATGGAAAGATTATACCCTCAGAAACAACGGTAAAACAGTACTGTCAGTTCCTACTAAGTTACGAGATCAAATGGGAAATAATTCCAAGGAGGAGAGGGACGAAGAGATGGAACCCCGCACCCCCGATACAACCCCCCGCAGGTAGAGACCCCAGCCAGCCTGTTTACAACCTGAACTTCGATGACAGCGGCAACGTGAGATATAACAAGCCAGACACGGTCTGGATGCTTCGCCAACGCCCCCGCTTTAATAGATGATCAATAAACAAACCTGATCAAACCGCATCTGACTTTGTCTTTCTAACGCTTCGACAGACCGGTAGCTAGGCGTTCCTAATGCAAAGCGCCGCCCA